AATTTATCCATCTAATCGACCTCCTTTCTCATCATAAAAAAGCACTACTCGATTTTGAGAAATGCTATTTATACATCATATTAAGTTTGTAGTTGTCCACAGATACGGGTCGGTTATACACACAGTTATACACATATCATCATGACCCATCACCATCACTCTTATCCAAGGCTTTCTTCGCATAGGCGCCTGCCATCTTTAAAGGTAAAAGATTTCCGTTCGCCAAATAGAGATTCCCACCTTCTTCATCAGGTATTGGATCCATGTTCTCCATCCGCCTTACATCGTTGACAGAGAAGAAGCCATTTTGAATTCCAATGGCATAACCATCCATCCTGGATTTATAATCCCCTCGCATCAGTGCCGATGCATTGAAGGACACGAAGCACTGACCTTTCTCTTTTTCTAGAAAGAGCTTCTTATTCATGGCCTGCTCTATTCGAACCAGCCAAGGCCGGATGGTATGGACCACAAAGCTGATGGACTGGTTCTCAATGTTACTGAATGAACTCTTGCTGAGATCCGCCACCATATGGGGTGGCACTTGAAATATCCTGCAGATTTCCTCTATCTGAAACTTTCTGGTCTCAAGAAACTGGGCATCGGAATTTGGCATGCTGATGGCTTGGTACTGAAGACCGTCTTCAAGGACCGCCACCTTGTTGCTGTTTCCGCTTCCTCCATAAGCTGCTTGCCAGGCATCCCTCACCTTCGATGGATCCTTGATGGTTCCTGAAGTTGAAAGAATACCACTTGGTGTAGCGTTGTTGGCAAAGAACCTACCGCCATATTCTTCAGCGGCTATGTTCAGTCCGATGGCATTTTTCGCTAGGGCTACCGGTGAATAGCCCATGACGCCATCAAAGCCTAGACCCGGTACATGAAGCACATCTTCTGGTCCTAGATAATGGGTGGTAGTATCCTTCCTATAAGCGTAGTAGAGATTGCCATTCTTATCTCTATCCACCGTCATCTTGTCGGGAAGCAGGGGATAAAGATGCACCACTTCCCCTTTACCATTTCGAATGATCTGGCAGTAGGCATTTCCCCAAAGGAGTATATGGGTCATCATTGTTTCCCTCAGAGTAAAAGACGTCATCTCCGGATTCGGTTCATCATGTAATATCCGATATAGCGGATGGGTGTACATCTTTTCTTTACCGTCCCCTTTGTACTGATACGTATGAAGAGGTAAAGATGCCACCGTCTCTGCAATGATTCTCACGCAGGCGAAGACTGCTGTTGTCTGCATGGAGCTTCGCTCATTGACTATTTTCCCAGAGACACTTTGCCCCATATAAAAGTTCGGTGCACTGCTGACACTGTCTGTAGGTTCTGCCCTCGCTTTAAAGAGCCATTTAAAAAAGTTCGCCATAATTGTTGTTCACCTCCTTCTATCCTAAAATGATCATGTCCCGTTCATCGTAAATAGATCCATCATCATCTGGTGGATTCACCGTTGCTCTGGCTAGACCCATGATCAGTGCCACGATACCATCGATCTTTTCAGATGATTTTTCTTTGTCCACCTTGATGTTTCCAGCCGGGTCCGTTCTGACTACAATGTTATCTGCCATCCATCTTAAGACCGGATGCCCGCCATGGGCTATCTGCTTACTTAAGGTCAGCCTCATCAGGTCCTTTGTGGGAGGTGACATATCCTTAAATCCCTGACCAAACGGTACTACCGTAAATCCCATCCCCTCTAGGTTCTGGCTCATCTGAGTGGCTCCCCACCGGTCATAGACGATTTCTCTGATGTTGTACTTCTCACCGAGGCGTTCGATGAACTTTTCGATAAATCCATAATGGACTACGTTTCCTTCTGTGAGATTGAGAAGTCCCTGCCTGTGCCAGATATCATAAGGTACGCTGTCTCTTTTCACCCGCTGATGAAGGGTTTCTTCTGGCAGCCAAAAGTAGGGTAGGACCTGATACTTGTCTCCGTCCTCTAATGGCGGGAAAACCAAAACAAAAGCCGTAACATCGCTTGTTGAGGACAGGTCCAGCCCGCCATAGCAGACTCGCCCTTTTAACTCTTCCGGGTCTACAGGATAGTTACAAAGGTCCCACTTGTCCATGGGCATCCATTTGATTTCCTGCTTTAACCACATGTTCAGTCTCAGCTGTTTAAACAAGGCCAGATCTGCTGGATCGTCTTTCACTTGATTGTAGTGCTCCCTGACCCTCTCTATAGAAATGGTATGGCCAAGACTTGGGTTGGCTTTATACCAGTTGTTTTCATCTTCAATATTCGCATCGTCCTCTAAGCCATAGATAATAGCGAGGAATGTCGGATCTATTCTCTTTCCTTCCAATATGTTTTTCGCCTTTTGGTGCATCTCCCAGCCATAGCCAGAGAGTTGATTTCCTGCAGTGGTGAGATATAAAAAGAGCGGCTGTGTTCTGGCATCCCCTGAACCGGTGGTCAGCATCTTGGCAAGGTCCGGATTTGGATAGGTCCAAATCTCATCGAGGATTACGCAGGAAGCATTGATACCGGATTTTGATTTAACGTCAGAACTTAGTACCTGATAGAAACTCCCTGTCTTTGGATAGACAATTCGTTTCGTGGACCTCACCAGATTCGTCACTTTTGAAAGGGTTGGATTTCCTTCAACGAAGTTCATGCTGGTATTAAAAATGATGCTGGCTTGTTGTCTGTCGCAAGCGGCCACATAAACTTCTGCGTTAGGTTCTCCATCAGCCAGAAGCATGTAAAGGGCAATGGCTGCGCCCAGCTCCGACTTACCGTTTTTCTTACCAATCTCCACATAGGCGGTTCGGTATTGACGGGTACCGTCTTCCCTCAAGGTTCCAAAAAGTCGCCTCACCAGATCCTTCTCCCAGGGGAGTAACTTAAAAGGCTGACCGGCCCATCTGCCTTTGGTCAGCTTCAGTTGTTCGATAAAGTTTATGGCGTGATTCGCATGAGCTTCACTATAAGGCATAGGCGCTCCTCCTTTCAAATTAGTCGTCCTTACTCTTTTTTAGAATGTCCTCCGCCTTTGGCACACCCGCCAGCAGCTCTTCCATGGCATCGCCCTCGATGGTGTTACCACTGTTATTGATGTTGAGTCTGCTTCGGGCCGATGGGCTTAGTCCAAGTTCTGAACAGAAGTTTCTCATCTGTTTTAGGTTTTGCTGGGCAATGGACACTTGAGGAATCTGCTGAATATATCCTGAAGCGGTCTTTAGAATAGATCCATGCTTTGAAATGAATTCCTCCGCTTCTTTCCATCTGGCATAGGCCTGACAGTACCCAGCAAAGGCAGCCATGTCTACCTCCGTCAGTAGCCCCATGGATTCTAGCTCTTTTGATAACCTTCTCCATTCTTTCTTGGCATCCGGTTCCAGCCATGACGGGCACTTCGGCGCTATCTGTTTTGGTTTTGGTTCGTTCTTATTCAGTGGTCTTTTTCCTGGATTGCCTTCCAGCTCTTTGACCGCTGTAGGTTTTGGTGGTCTTCCTCTACCTGCCATAACTTTCACCTCCTTCATTTACTGCAAAGAAAAAGAGCCATTTTCAGGCTCCAAATGTTATTAATTCACTTTGTTTATGTCGATTTTTATTTCTTCAACTTGCCAATCTGTAAAGCTTTTAAACCATTCCTTTGAGAACTTCTCTGCCATCTCTTCAGTGTCCCAGTAGCAGGCCTTATCAAAATCAAAGGTCCATTTTGGGTGGCCATCCCACATGCTGAGGTATAGCTTGTTACCCATTTTCGTTTGCATCGTTACCGTGTAGAAAATCTCCATTCCTTTCGCCTCCTTCGTTTTGGTATATACATATATCACTCTGAAGGGGGGATTAGTCAAGGATTACTTCCCACGGATTCCTTTATAATTAAAGTTCCCTTTTCGAATCTCTTCATGATCTGCTTCCACAGCCCTTTTGTATTCAGGGTCTTTTGTTTCCTTCTCTTTGCAGCTCATGCAGATGCACTGGTCATTGAACATGGACATGATTCGTCCACCTTCTAAACTGCCACCGCAGCGGTCACAATATTTCTGACTAAAAAATCGATCCATATACTCGTACCTCCTACTCTATGTCCACATATTCCATCAGCATGGCCAGAGCCTCATCATAACTCTTGGCTTGATTGGTGATTCGCTGAATCATTTCTTCTGCCTTTTCAGATTCGCCAGCTTCCTTTAGTGTCTTTGACACAATCCCCATGAGATTGAAAATATTCCCGTTCTCTCCAATGAGTCTGCATCTATGCTTCATCGGT